CTGGCCTTTCTTCGCCTTTGTCGTCATCTACGTTTGCTCTAAAAATTTTTACTTTGCGAACCAGTTTACTTGTGTGTTTTTTACCATTATATTTCCAAGAAACTTTACCATCTTTAATTTCTATTTCTTCGGCGTGTAATGCACTGACTTCAGCACCATTACCTGTATCTAATTTTGCTCTAATTAAACCAACGCCACTTAATTCTAATGTTTCAATATAACCAACCTCTATAATTGATTGACGGTCCCAATTGTCCCTATTGTTTATATAATCTATAATATTATCTACTAACTGTTTACCTTTAATCGGACCTGTTGTATTAGGTGTATCGGCGTAATCTTCGTAATGATATCCTTCGTAATCAGCTCCTGTTCCTGGTGAACCATTAACTTCTAATACACAAATTTTATCTTTGAATATAATATGGTCAACACCTACAATATAAGCCTTTGATGCTCTGGCCGTTCTTAATACTATTTCTATTTCTTCATCTGATAATTTATAAGGTTCTGCAACAGCACCTCTATGTACGTTTGATCTAAATTCTCCTTTTGCCTTTACTCTTTTTGTACAAGCAAATATTTTATTGTCAACCACAAAGGTTCTTATATCAAAATCTGTTGGCATATATTCTTGTATTAATAATTCGGCATCGTGTTTAAATAATGCTTGCACTACTGATATTAGTGAATCGTAACTGTCTACCTTTACAACACCAATACCTTGTGTGCCTGTTAATGTTTTAACTACAACTGGAAATTTGCCACCTATAATCTTTAATGCTGTATCTATATTTTTTTCATTTGATATAAAGGCTGTCTTAGGTGTGGGTATATTAAACTTTTCAAATAACAAAGCAGAAGTTAATTTGTTATCACAAGTTAACATTGATGATCTTGTGTTTAACATAAAAGAACCAGAATTTTGAAATGCGGATATTAAAGAAAGTCCTGCTTCATCTTCAATTGCACCTGCTCTTGTAATTACAACTGTGTTTTTACCTATAAAAGTTTGTTCACCATCTTCACCATCATAGTTATAAATGGTCAATGAATTTTTTTCTTCGTCTTTATCAGTGATGATTGAGTGTTTAGTATTGATTATAAAACAAGGTATTTTTCTTTTCTTACAAGACTTTTGTATGAAACTAACTGTAATTTCTTTTTTGACTTTACGATTACCTGTTTTTTGTTTTCGTACTTTAGGCGAAGATTTGGTAATGACAACGACTGTAATAGGTTCGCTATCTTTTGGCTTTTTAGCCTCGTTTATAAAATCTCTAAACTTTGGAACTTGCATTTACTCACCTGTTGTTTCATCATCTTTTGTAATCTTTTTACCAATATTATATTTAGCCGATAGTGTCCATTCTTTTTTTTCTTTAAATGGTAAAACTTTTATTTGACTTAATGGCGCTTTGTTTTCAGCGGCCTCTTTTTTAACTATATCTATTAGTGCCCAATCTTGTAATAGAATTGCAATTGTGTTTCTTCTTTGAATATCGTTTTCTGATAGTGTAGCAAGTTTGCCATCTAAAGCAAATAATTCTTTAAAATGCACTATGTAATATTTACCTTGTTTATGTAGAATATGGCAAGACTGAAATAAAGTCTTATCTTTTCTGGACGCCACGCCTATTCTTGTAAGTGTTTCTCTTACTTTTAAAAAGTCATCAGGCTGTTTGATAGTTACCTCTAACATATCCTGAATTGACCACTTAATACTCTCACTCATTAACCTCTCCCACCCTTATAAAGTTTACTCTTAATATGTTCAATCTGTTCTTTGGATAGTATTGTTAATGCTTCTCTCGCCTTTTCATTACTATATCCATAATACTCTTTTACATACTCTAAGTCTTTGAATTTGGCCTGTGATAACCACTTGCCACCAAATCGTTTCTTTTTTCTGATACTATTTATTAAAAAGTGAAATTGTAGTTTCTTATCCAGAAAGTGTAGGCCATTCATCTCATTGGCTGGCATTAGTGTGTCCCAAAACATAGAAAGACAACGGTTTATAATGTAGGGTGGATACTTTTTTACCCAAGTAGAATCATCACTGTCAAGTAATGGTTCACTTGTTTCGTTAATGGCCTTTAGATAGTCTTTTAATTCGTACACTTATTAGTATCCTTCTTTTCTTAATTGCGCCATTATATCGTGAAATTTTTTTGATATATAAATTCTTTTGCCCCTCCAAGATATTGTTCGATACTTTTCTTTTATTCCTGCTTTCGTTAAAAGGTCAGAATTATACTCAGGAAAAAAATGGCATCTAGGTATTTTTCTTTCGAATGTTTCCATTCCAAACACTGTTAGAACTTTCCATCTATCTTCTATTTTTTTAGATTTTTTATTATTTAAAGAATTATTTTCTTCAATTAATTTACCTTTTCTTTCTTTAACATATGCAGGAATAAAAGGTAATATTTCTGGCTTAAACCATTCTCTATTGTGTCTATTTTTTGAACTATATTTTTTAAAAAATTTATGAGCTTTTTTTTCTTCAATCTTTTTTTGCTGTTCTAAACAAGGAATAGTAGCAACTACAATTAATTCACTAGGAGCTCCTGTTCTTAATTCTTTAAGTCTTTGTTCTAAATTTGAAGCAAATCCAATTTTAACTTTATTAGTGCCTGTATCTAATATAAAATATATGCAAGGGGTTATCATTTAAATTTACACCCCGCCATTATTTCGGTTAAACAAGCCACCATATTGATTTCTTGGTCAGCAACAAAGGCCGCCTTGTATTGATATCCAGCAATAATTAAAACTGCCTGTGGTATAGATTTAGGATCTAAGTGTAAATAAAGAAGATCGTAGATTTCTTTAAATAAATGAGTTGGCCCGTGATCTAGGTTTTGTGAAACCCATTTTCGCATACCATTAAAGTCTTTGTCTTTTAATTTAACGATAAGGTCTTTATAGTTTTCTTCTTTTAAACTAAAAAGAATACCACTGTCTATTTTACCACGAACAGAATATCTTTGTAATTCATTTATGGTTCTTCTAAAATCAGGATAATGTTTTTGTATAACTTCTGCTAATACGTTTTTATCAAATTCTATGCCTTCATCTTTTAATATAATAGATAATCTATCCATTAATTTTGTGGCCGTTTTAACCTTTTGACCATTTGTAATTCTAAAATCAATTACAGTACAACGACTGTGTAATGCTTCTATAATTCTGCTTTTGAAATTACAAGTAAAGATAAATCTACAGTTATTAAAAAACGTTTCTATAAAGTTTCTTAATGCAGGTTGCACCGATTCGGCGTTCATATAATCAGCCTCATCTATGATTACAACTTTATGATTGGCTTCTTTGGTAAGTGAAATGGTTGAAGCAAAGTTTTTAATTTTGTTTCTTAATGTATCAATCTGACGGCCTTCGTCTGAACCGTTTATGATAATATAATCTACACCTATTTCTTCACATAAAGCACGAGCTACAGTTGTCTTACCTGTGCCTGGCGTACCTGATAATAATAGATTAGGTATTTCTTTTTTCTTAACGAACTCTAAGAAAGTACTTTTTAAATCTTCCGATAAAATACAATCTTCTATTTTTTTAGGTCGGTACTTCTCAACCCATAAAAAATCTGACATAATATAAACTCCAAGTTAATCATTTTTTTCTTTTACTAATTCGTATTCACTTTCGTAACCACCTTTACGGTCTGAAACCCAATCATCATACCTATCACTATGTCCAATTTCACTTAGAAATTCCCAAATTTTAAATTCATCTTCTGAATCTCCAGAAAAACATTTTTCAAAGTTTTCTATTGAACCAAAATGTTTAATTATTTCTGATGGTAAAGGTAAATAAGTGAACTCACTCGTAACACTATGAAATTCACGAGCTATAACTTTAACAGGTGTTTCTTCTGAATGAACTGTACCATCAAAAGACCTATTAACGCCAGCGGTTTTATCTTCCTCCTCTGGTGTCATTACAACAGGTTTATTCATATTAGAACTCCGAATCTGGCTCTAATGCTATCCAATACTGTACTGGTTTACTTCTATTAATGAAATGACTTACTTTGGCTTTAGAAATTGCCACATCATAGTCATCAGAAATCATTTTAAAATTTTCAGATTTAAAATATGCTGTAAATTCTTTATCTGTTTCACCAAGATTAAGAGAATACTCATTTGAAGATTTATTTTTTTTATCAGTTGCAACAAAAGATATTGTCTTACCATTACCTTTAATGGCTATATCTGGTAAATTTAATGTTGTAGCTGCTTTTTGCACTTTAGAAAAATCATCTTTTTTTAGTGTAAAAGCCACTGTCTTATCTGGCATACTGATACCTTTTTGAGGCGTAACAACTACCGATTTGTCAGCAAAAAAATATTTAATTGTTTGCTTTATTTTTTCATCAGAAATAGCAGCATAGTTTGCGCCGTTAATTTTAACAGCAGGTTTATCAAATAATTCTACTGCTCTTAAAAATTCTGATAGACTGTATATACCAAATTCAGTATCAAATTTTTCTGTGATTGTTGCTTCTGCTAGAATGTTTTTCATAGCAGATATTGTATTTAACTTACTGCCTGGTTTAAAAAGAATGTTATCGTTAATCTCGCTAAAATTCTTTAATATGGCCAGCGTGTCTGTGCTTAGGTTCATTTCACTTTCTCCTTATCATAGTTTAATAATAATATAACATAATGTACTGCTTTAAGCAAGTCAGCACGGTTATATCCGTTCTTCTTACCATACCTACACAAATACTTTATTGCGTTAGCGTGGCAAAAATCTTTTCCAATATTTAGTGTTTTAAATAAATCTTGCACTTGAAAGCCATCTTTACCTGTAGAGTAATGTTGACCATAAGTACCTTTGATGTAATCTAAGATTTCTTTTACAATTTTATCTTCATTATATTTCATAATATATACCTCATAATATTTGGAGCGGACAACTGGTACTGCCCCAATTTCTCTAACTTGGAAAGTTAGAATAATACTTTTATACTATGTCCGCAATTTCCAATTTAACATAAGTGGCCAAAAAAGTCAAGCGATTTTGGCCACTTAAAAACATTAATTATTTAATGTCTATTGTCTTACTTTTTTTAGCCTCAGGTATAATTTTTTCTAATGATACCTTTAATAGTCCGTCTTTTAACTCAGCGCCTTTAACCTCTACGTCATCAGCGATGGTAAACGATCTCTCAAAATACCTTTTAGCAATACCTTTATAAAGTGTATTACCATCTGTATCTTTTGATTCGTCTTTATCGGATTTTTTAGACCTAATCAGTAATTGGCCATCCTCATAGGATACTTCAATATCTTTTTTGTTATATCCTGCAAGTGCTACTTCAATATCGTATTTGTTTTTTGAAGTTTCCACTATATTATATGGTGGATAATTTACTGTTGGTTGTCTTAATCCAAAGTCATCATTTAACATTGATTCGAAGTGATCGAATACATTATTAAACCCTATGGATAAAGGCCTTAGTTGATTGAATATGCTTAATTGATGTTTAGTCATTTTTATCTCCTTTTGTTAAGCAAGTTAAAATTGAAAGCCCACTATTGGCACTTTCAATATTATTTATAATGGTAGTTTGTTTATCACGGAGTAAACTACCAAACACCGATTTGCTGATCCTTTAAGTAGGATCAATCTTTTTAACACCGACTAGGTCTTATGAATTGCCTAATCTATAATATATATACAGGTTCAAATATAGTGTTAAAACTAGTAACCTCGTAAGTCTATTAACATCTTCTGCTTTTTTTTAAAGTTAGCTC